TTGACATTTTAGTCAACTAGAATTATAATTCATATATATGGAAATTGAATTATCTGATCATTTTGATCGTATGAATAAAGTTGTTGCCGAACTTTTAAAAGGCAATAATCCGACCCAGATTGCCTCTCTGACGGGCTTTAAACGCTCTGACGTAGTAGAACTTATAGATGAGTGGAAAACGGTCGTATACAACGATACAAGCTCTAAGGAACGGGCTAAAGAGGCTATCTCAGGAGCAGACCAACACTACTCAATGCTAATTAAAGAAGCATGGAAAACCGTAGAGGATGCGGACCAAGCAGGTCAATTAAACGTTAAGGCTAATGCTCTTAAACTAATTTCAGATATTGAGACAAAAAGAATTACTATGCTTAAAGAAGTAGGCGTATTAGATAATGCTGAAATGGCAGCACAAATTGCTGAGACTGAGCATAAACAAGAGATATTAGTTAAGATATTAAAAGAAGTAACCGCAACATGTCCTAAATGTAAAATGGATGTTGCCCGTAGATTATCCCAGATTACAGGAGTAGTTGAACCAATAGAAATCATTGAGGAAGCAAGTGGATCTTAATTTTAATGACCTCATTGATATTTTAGATGGCGAAGAATTTGAAGAGCGCCCAGTAGATCTAAGAACATTTGTAACAAGTCCAGAATATCTTGGATTACCACCACTTTCAGAATATCAATATATACTAATTGAAAAGTCTTCTCAAATTTATAAAGAGTCTACTTTAATTAAATTATTTGGTGAGGATGAAGGTATACGCATATTTAAACAAACTGCAAACGAAGTTATTGCTCAGTTAGGTAAGGGTTCTGGAAAAGATTATTCTTCTACTATTGCTGTTGCATATATCGTATATTTATTATTATGTCTTAAAGATCCTGCATCATATTATGGCAAACCACCAGGAGATGCAATTGATATTTTAAATATTGCTATTAACGCACAACAGGCTAATAACGTTTTCTTTAAAGGATTTAAAACACGTATTGAAAAGTCGCCATGGTTTGCTGGTAAATACACAGATAAAGCTTCCGAAATGAAGTTTGATAAATCTATCACAGTTCATTCTGGTCACTCTGAGCGTGAAGCATGGGAAGGTTATAACGTAATTATTGTTATTCTTGACGAGATATCTGGTTTTGCTACAGAAAATACAACTGGTCATGATCAAGCAAAAACTGCTGATGCTATATATGATATGTATCGTGCATCCGTAGACTCACGTTTCCCAGACTTTGGAAAGGTTATTTTACTCTCATTTCCTCGTTTTAAAAATGATCCAATTCAAAAATTCTACGACTCAGTAATTGCAGAAAAAGAAACAATCACCAGAAGCCATAAATTTAAAATGGATCTAGATTTGCCTGATGGAACTGAAGGCAATGAGTTTGATATTGAATGGGAAGAGGATCATATAATATCTTATGCCATTCCTAAAGTATATGCATTAAGAAGACCAACATGGGAAATTAACCCTACAAGAAGTATTGAAGATTTTAAAGTAGCATTTTATAAAAATTCACAAGATGCATTAGGTAGATTTGCATGCATGCCACCAGAAGCCATAGATGCATTTTTTAAATCAAGAGAAAAAATTGAATTAGCTTTTAATAATATGGCATTAGCAATTGATCAATTTGGAAGATTTGAAAACTGGTTTGCCCCAGACCCAGATAAACATTATTTTATACATGTGGACTTGGCACAAAAACATGACCATTGCGCCGTATCTTTAGCACACGTACAAAAATGGGTTAATGTAAAAGTAACAGATACATACGCACAGCCAGCACCTATTGTAGAAGTAGATGCAGTTAGATTTTGGACACCAACTGCTGATAAGTCAGTAGATTTTACTGAGGTTAGAGATTATATATTGTCATTAAGAACAAAAGGATTTAATATAAAAGTTTGTACATTTGACCGATGGAACTCTCATGACATGATGCAACAACTAAAACAATATGGCATCAATACAGAGATTCTGTCGGTCGCTAAAAAGCATTATGACGATATGGCAATGGTGGTTTTAGAGGAAAGATTAAGGGGACCACATATTCCATTATTAATAGATGAACTTTTACAATTAAAAATTATGAGAGATAGAGTTGACCACCCAAGAAAAGGTTCCAAAGACTTAGCAGATGCAGTATGTGGATCAATATATAATGCAATTAGTAAAACAAAAATTGAATCAAGCAATGAGATTAAAATTCATACTTATGAGTCCATGAGTTTTGATAATGATTTTAATCCACCGCAAGAAGAAGAGTTTGTACAAAATATGATCAGGGCACCAAGGATGCCAGATCACTTAGCAGAATCCTTAGAAAGAATGACTACGTTATGAGTGAATATCAGGAAAAAGCAAAAGAATGTAAATGTTGTGGAAAGCATGTACCTTTGCCAACCGTATTAAAAGAGTATAATGGAATCATGGTATGTCCAACTACATTTTCAAATATTACAGAATATGCAAGAATTTGGAATAGTTTAGGAAAAAGACCAGCTGGAAGTATTAGAAAACATTTTTCTGAGTATGTCCAGCAAATAGTAGAAAAAATAAATAGGGTTGAAAACTAAATTAATAATTTTTGATCTAGATGGTGTTTTAGTAGATACTAAAACAATTCATTTTGATTCATTAAATAAAGCTTTATGTGATGTAAACAAAGACTATGTGATATCTGAAAAAGAACAATTTGAGATTTTTGAAGGTCTTACAACAAAGCAAAAGCTATGCATTTTAACAGAGTCTAAAGGCTTACCAGAAACCATGTACCATGACATATGGAAACAAAAACAATTAAATTCTTTATTTTATTTAAATAATTTATCAAAAAATGATTTACTGATTGAAACATTTAAACATATTAAAAATAAAGGAATATCTATTGCAGTTGCAACAAATAGCATAAAAGAAACTGCTGAGACTTGTTTAAATAGATTAGGAATATTAGAATTAGTTGACTTATACTTAACTAATGAAGATGTAAACTTACCAAAACCAAATTCAGATATATATAATAAATGCATAGAGTATTTTAAAGTAGATCCAGAAGAGGTGTTGGTTATTGAAGATGGGTATTACGGTAAAATAGCAGCATATAATTCTAAATGTAGGTTAATCTCAATTGATGGTCCAAATGAAATTAATATTAATTTTATAGAAAATATATTAAATCCTAGCAATAAATTAAATATATTAATTCCAATGGCAGGAGAAGGAAGTAGATTTAAATTAGCTGGTTATAATGAACCTAAACCAATGATTATGATAAATAATAAAACAATGATTCAAACAGTATATGAAAATATTAATTTAGATGGACAGTATATATTTATTATTAAAAAAGATGATTTAGAAAAGTATAATATTGAAAATCATATTAAATCTTTTTGTAGCAACTATAAAATTATTATTCAAGATGAAAAATTAGATGGAGCAGCATTATCTGCTTTATTGTCTGAAGAGCATATTAATAACGATGATCACCTCCTCATAGCCAACTCAGATCAATATCTTGAATGGAATTCAAAAAATGATATAAACAAAATTATTAATTCAGGGGTAGATGGATCTATATTGACATTTACAAATAATGATCCTAAATGGTCATATTTAAAAAGAAATATTCATAATATTGTAGAAAAAGTTTCTGAAAAAAATGTAATTAGTAATGAAGCCACATGCGGAATATACTATTGGAATAAAGGTTCTGATTTTGTAAAATATGCAAAACAAATGATATCTAAAGGAATTAAAACTAACAATGAATTTTATATTTGCCCAGTTTTTAATGAAGCTATATTAGATCAAAAAATAATTAGTCCCTATCCTATAGAAAAAATGTATGGGTTGGGAACACCAGAAGATTTAGAAAAGTTTTTATCAATATCATGATATTAATTTCACATAGAGGCAACATATCTGGTCCCGATCCAGAAAGAGAAAACTCCCCAGAATATATTATTGAAGCATTAAATTTAGGAGTTGATGTTGAAATTGATTTATGGTCATATAATAATAAATTATTTTTAGGTCATGATAATGCAAAATATGAAATAGATAAAAGTTTTATAGAAAATAATAAAAATAAATTATGGATACATTGTAAAAATTTAGAAGCATTGTATGTATGTCAATTTATATTAAATGGTGTGCATTATTTTTGGCATCAAAATGATGACTACACCCTGACCAGTAAAAATATTTTTTGGACATTTCCTGGAAAAGATCTTACTCCAAATTCTGTTATTGTTAATTTAAAAAAAATAAAAGAAGAAAATGTTTATAGTAAAATTTACGGTATATGCTCAGATTATTTATTAGATGAAATTGCTATGATAAATGATAAATAACAGTACTATTAATGATATAATTTTAAATTATTCTGAAGATGAATATAATAGATTTTTTTATAATACATTAAAAAATATTGCAGAAAAACATAGATCATATGATTTAAATAATTCATATACTCTTCTTGAAAAAGATAAATATCAATACAATAGTCTTGGATATAGGTGTGAAGAGTTTGAATTACCAGCAGAACTTGTAGTGGCTGGATGTTCTCATACATATGGTATAGGCGTACCTAATGAATATGTATGGGGGAGATTTTTAAGCAATAAGCTAAATTTATCGTATGCCAACTTGGGGCTTTCTGGAAAATCAATAGAAAGAATAGTTCAAACAATATTTGCATATTTTAAAGAAGTTGGGCATCCAAAATATTTATGTGTAAATTTTCCTGAAATGTCTAGATTAGTTATGCCAATTACTAAAAATTTTTTAATATCAAAATATGATAATTATTGCAATTTAATTGATACTAATATTAATAAGTATTTAAAAGTTGATCAAAAACCAAAATATGCAAAATCTCCATATTTTATTGAAGAGATTGTGACTCAAGAATTTACAATTTGGCAATCTGTTAACTATATACAAATGTTAGAGCAATATTGCAATACGGCTAACATAAAATTATTTTATGGCTCTTATGATAAAAAATTTAATACAATTTTAAATAGTATAAGTAAAAATAATAAAGGATATTATAAATCTTATATAGACTTAGAAATGGATAAGTGGAAACCATTACTTGAAGAAGGTTCTGGTCAAGATTATTACATAGATGATAAAATTATTAATTGCCACTCAGATATAATTACCGAAGACAATGAATATTATTGGAGGATGGCTGGCGATAGGTATACTGAAAATGAAAATTTACCTCATTTTGGTATACATAGGCATATACATTTTGCAGAAATATTTGAAAAAGAAATAAAAAAGTATATATGATTATATTAGGAATAAATGAAACTTCTCACGACGCATCAGTCTCTTTAATTAAAGATGGGGACATATTGTTTGCTGGTCATGCGGAAAGATATAGCAAACAAAAAAATGATTGGTATGTAAATGATGATTTAATTCATAATGCAATATCTCACGGATTCCCAGATAAAGTTGCATATTATGAAAAACCATTTTTAAAAGCTTCTAGACTTTTATTGAAAGGTGGACAGGGAGACTGGTTACCAAAATATAAAATAAAAAATATGTTTGGCAAACACGTTCCAGTCACATATTTTAAACATCATTATTCTCATGCATGTGCTGGCTATTACACCAGTAAATTTACAGATGCCGTTATAGTAGTGCTTGACTCAATTGGTGAATATAATACTGGAACTATTTGGGTGGGAGAAGGAAGTAAGATTAAATTAAAATATAAACAAAACTATCCAATTAGTTTTGGGTTATTTTATTCTGCATTTACACAATTAATAGGCCTTATGCCAAATCAAGAAGAATATATTATGATGGGTATGGCAGCATATGGAAACCCTGAAAAATATTTAAAAAAGGTCAATGACTATTTTCCTAGCATAACAAAACAAAAATATAATTTTCATAAAGGTATTACTGATTGGGGCTGGGTAACAGAACAAGATAAGTTTGATATTGCATCAGCAGTACAAAGAGTATATCAGTCCAGATTAATTGAATTTATGATGATGGCAAAAAAAATTACTGGAAAAGAAAACTTAGTTTTTATGGGCGGATGTGCTTTAAATTGCTCAGCTAATACTCAACTATGGAATATATTTAAAGATATATGGATAATGCCCAATCCAGGAGATGCTGGTAGTTCATTGGGGGCAGCAGCAGCGTTGTATGGAAAACATTTAAATTGGAATGGTCCTTATTTAGGATATGATCTTAAAGGAGAATACCCAATTAATGAAATCATTGATAGTTTAATTAAAAATAAAATTGCAGCAGTTGCTAATGGAAGAGCGGAATATGGACCAAGAGCATTAGGCAACAGAAGTATTCTTGCTGACCCCAGAGATCCAAATATTAAAGATCAAGTTAATTTAATTAAACAAAGAGAGTTATTTAGGCCATTTGCACCAGTTGTTTTGGAAGAATTTGCTAATGAATGGTTTGACATGAATTTTACAAGTCCATATATGCAATATGCTGTTACATGTAAAAAGCCAGAATTAATTCCAGCAGTAGTTCACGCAGATGGTACATCTAGAGTCCAAACAATAAATAAAAATCAACATCCTGGACTACATATGGTTTTAAGAAAATGGTATTGGCAAACGGGAGTTCCTGTATTATTAAATACAAGTTTAAATATAAAAGGTCAGCCATTATTAAATGATCAAAAAGATATCATTGACTGGCAGTCCACTTATAGATATAATATACTAACTAGGCAACAGTAGCTTAGTTGGTTAAAGCCCCGAACTCATAATTCGGTAATCGTAGGTTCAAGTCCTACCTGTTGCACAAGGAGTAATTATGGATGATTATGATGAAAGATTAGCATACTATATTGAAATAGGTGCAATAGATCCAATGGGTCTTGACGAAGATGGTGAAGTAATATTTAGGGTTACAGAAAAAGCAAAAGAATTAATTCCAGAAATATGGGAAGCCCATGCTAAATATGTTGATGAAATATTAGTAGATCTATTTGAAAAAGATTTAATTACTGTAGAATATAATGAAAATTTAGAAGCTAATATTAGTTTATCTGATGAAGCAAGAAAGTTAATAGAAGAAAAAGGAATTATACCGTTAGATGATGATTAAAATTAAATATTTTTTATATCAAATAAAAAAAAGGATTTTTAAAGATAAAAATAAAAAAAGAGATTATATATATTAATGAAATTTAATAAATATGATCCTGAAATAATTACTATTGAGTCTGAATATTTTAAGGAAAATAGTAAATATTATAAAAAAGAAAATAATTTATATAAGTTTATGTTGCCATTTACAATTAGTGAAGATAAACATTGTACAAATAAATATGGCTATGGCATAAGTAGTCAAAATGGAAATTATTTTATAGATTTAGAAAACAAATATAATTTAAATGAATACGGATTTAGATCTAAAGAATTTATTAAAAATGATGAATTTTTAATTGCTGGTTGCTCGTATACTTATGGCATAGGTGTCCCAGAAAAAAATATTTGGGGTAATATTGTTGCAAATCATTTTAATTATAATCCAACAAATTTAGGCGTGGCAGGTGCCTCAGTTACAGAAATTGTAAATAATATATTTACATACTGTTATCATTATGGAAATCCAAAATTTATCTTATGCTTATTTCCAGATTTTGATAGATTTACTTTTCCAGTAAATAATTATCTTTTAAAATCTAAGTATGAAAAAAATGATAAAATTCCAACTGTAAGCTTAAATATTACTCCAATTAATAAAAAGCCAGATTATGTTAAAAGACCATATTTTGTAGAAGATGTAATAAGTTCTGATTTTGCTTATTATTTATCTATAAAATCAATAGAACATTTAATACAATACTGTAAATCGTCTAATATTGTACTTTTATGGTCTACATGGCAAAAAAATACTCTTTCAATGCTTTTAGATATGATAGAAAAAAATGGTATAAATTATGATAATTTTATATCAATAGATACAATTGATAATTTAGATTTATTAAATAAAAAAGAATGTAATTTGCATGAAAATTTAAAAAATGAAAATCCAAAAATATTTGAAAAGGGTGGAGATTATGAAAATGATGATACCCCATATCATTTTGGAACGCATCAACATATGCACATTGCAGAATCTTTTATAAAGTCATTTAAAAATATAAAAAATATGCCTTTGTAGCTCAGGGGATAGAGCGACGGACTTCTAATCCGCAGGTCGCAGGTTCAATTCCTGCCAGGGGCACAATAATGCTATAATATAGGGATGGAAGAATTAATTTACAGACTAAGACAATGGCAGGCAAATTCTTTTGTCCTGTATTCAACTTCACATGGATTCCATTGGAATGTTGAAGGTGCATTGTTTACTCAATATCACGCATTTTTTAAAGAAATTTATGAAGATGTATTTGATTCAATTGATACAATTGCTGAATGGCAACGCAAGCTTCAAAACCCAGCTCCATTTACATTAAAGCAATTTACAGATTTAAATACATATGGTGATATTCCAACAGAATATACATCTCCACTTGTAATGTCAGAAGCACTTTTGCTTATGATTGAAAAGATGATTGAAGATGTAAAAGTTTTATTTGATGTTGCCACCGCAAATAAAGAACAAGGGTTAGCAAATTTTGCTGCTGATCGTCAAGATAAATTAGAGTTTTGGGCATGGTGGTTACGCTCAAGCATTAAATCAACAATTAACTAGGAGTTAATATGCCATACAATATTAGACAAGGCGCTGCAGGGTGCAAAGGTTTTGCAGTAGTAAATGATAAGGGTGAGCTAAAAGGTTGCCATCCAAGTAAATCAAGAGCATTAGCACATCAAAGAGCTTTATACGCAGCAACTGCAAATGAACAAAAGATGGCTGAACAAAAAAAGAAACGTATATTGTAAAAAAATAAAGTATTTGATATACTTATATACGGACCGCTCAAATGAGGGTCCGTATATTAATTTATTCGCTTAAAGGAGGAATAAAATGGTAACAACATTTCCTATGGATCTATTCAATGATCCATTTTTTATTGGTTTCGGAAGAAACCTAGAACGAATCACATCTAATAAAGATCTATTTGCAACTAATTATCCGCCACATAATTTAATTAAAATTGATGAGGATAATTTTAGAATTGAACTTGCAGTCGCAGGATTTTCTAAGCAAGATATTTCAATAGATCTATTAGAAAATGAACTCAGGGTATACGGAGATAAAGAAGAAATTGAAAATAATTCTTTTGTACATAAAGGAATTGCATCACGTAATTTTCAAAAATTTTTTGCTCTTGGAGAATACATTGAGGTTGTTGAGGCTGAAATGAAAGACGGCCTTCTTGTGATTTCTTTAAAGAGAAATATTCCAGAAGCTAAAAAGCCAAAGACAATCAAAATAAAATAAGATATAATATAAGTCTGCACCCCGTCACTGGGAAGTCGCAGGCTATTCGGGTCGCTACCCGAAGGATACACCTGAGCATGTGTATAAACTGCTCTCTAAAATTAGATTGGAAATATTATTAATTTTCATTGGATGTCAAGACATGAAGTTCCTACATTAGATGGATTAATAAGTATGTCTGATGTTTTAAATAATTCTGGTTACGATTC